ATCTTGCTCTGTGGTACTGGTGTCGGCTTCAGTGTCGAGAGGCAGTTCATTAGCAAGCTTCCCGAAGTACCTGAATTGTTCGAGAGTGAGACTACCATTGTGGTAAAGGACAGCAAGGAGGGGTGGGCTAAGGCGTTCAGACAAGTGCTAGCTCTCTTATGGGCAGGTGAGATTCCTAAGTGGGATGTCTCTAAAGTTCGTCCTGCAGGTGCAAGACTTAAAACCTTTGGCGGTAGAGCATCTGGCCCTGCACCACTGGTTGACCTATTCAACTTTTCAGTGAGCATATTTAAGGAGGCACAAGGACGTAGGTTATCATCAATTGAGTGTCACGATCTGATGTGTAAGATTGGTGAGGTTGTCGTAGTAGGTGGTGTTCGTAGATCTGCAATGATAAGTTTATCTAACTTGTCAGATGACAGAATGCGTCATGCTAAATCAGGTAACTGGTGGGACAACAACCCACAAAGAGCTTTAGCAAATAACTCTGTGTCTTATACAGAGAAACCAGACAGTATATCATTCATGAGAGAATGGATGGCACTAGTAGAATCAGGAAGTGGAGAACGTGGTGTATTTAACAGGGAAGCATCTAAGAAACAAGCTGCAAAGAATGGTAGACGTGATCCTGACTTTGAGTTCGGAACTAACCCTTGTAGTGAGATTATCTTACGTCCATATCAGTTCTGTAATCTTACGGAAGTTGTGGTACGAGCCACGGACACGGTGGATGACTTGGAACGAAAGGTCAGATGTGCCACAATACTTGGGACGATCCAAAGCACGTACACCAAGTTCCCATATCTGCGAAAGGTGTGGAACCGAAATACAGAAGAAGAACGATTGCTCGGTGTGTCTCTCACAGGGATAATGGACAATCAACTATTAACAATTAAGAACAAAGGATTGGAGAAGACTCTTGAATATCTACGAGAAGTTGCTGTTCGTACTAACGCTGATTGGGCTGACCGCCTTGGCATTCCACACTCAGCAGCAATTACCTGTGTCAAACCAAGTGGGACTGTATCACAATTAGTTGACTCTGCATCGGGTATACACCCAAGGCATTCACCACATTACATAAGGACTGTAAGAGGTGATAACAAAGATCCATTGACACAGTTTATGAAAGATCAAGGTATTCCAAGTGAAGCTGACTTTATGAAGCCTGATCAAACAACTGTATTTTCTTTTCCAGTTAAAGCTCCTCAAGGAGCAATAGTCACTGACAATGTCTCAGCTATTGAACAACTAAATACATGGCTGATGTATCAAAGACATTGGTGTGAGCATAAACCAAGTGTAACAATTAATGTAAGAAAGGATGAATGGTTTGAAGTAGGTGCATTTGTTTACGAGCACTTTGATGAGATGTCTGGGGTAAGCTTCTTGCCTTACAACGAGCATACTTATCAGCAAGCTCCGTACCAGTGGTGCACAAAAGACGACTTTAAAAAATTATCTAAAGTAATGCCGAAAAGTATTGACTGGGCAAAGCTTTCAGAGTATGAAAAAGAAGACACTACTGCAAGCAGTCAGACTTTTGCTTGTACTGGTGATGTTTGTGAAATCGTAGATATAGGAGCATAATATATGCCACCAGTTAGAAAACAATTTAATCGTGCATTATACGAAGCCTATGACACTAAAGCAAAGGATGCTCTTATAGCATACCTTTTGAAGAAGGGTCATGTGTTAGTCAACACAGAAGAAAATTACCATGTAGATGTTATTTCTCAGAAGCATGGATTTACTTACTTTAATGAAGCTGAAGTTAAGGTAGCTTGGGATGGTGATTGGCCTGAGCATTGGAAGGAGATTAGAATACCAGAACGTAAACAAAGATTACTTGACAAGTATCAGGGTGAGAACGGTGTACTAAACTTCTATGTCTTTCGTAAAGACTTAAAAGAAGCTTGGCGTATTCGAGACTACCTACTAACTAAAGAAAGTCTAGCAGAAGCTAAAGGTAGGTATATTAGAAAAGGTGAACTGTTCTTTCACATTCCATTTACAGATGCGGAGTTAATAATATTATGATAAATCTTGATGATGCTTTATCTACTTTAACTATGGGTAATGATTATGATCCAGTAAGTAAGCCTCAACACTACGGTCAAGGTACGATAGAATGTATAAAGTATATAGAAGACTTCTTGACAGATGAGGAGTTAATAGGTTACTATAGAGGTAATATTGCAAAGTACCTTCACAGATGGCGATATAAAAATGGCGTTCAAGATTTGGAGAAAGCACAATGGTATTTAAGCGCACTGGTCCAACTACAAAAGCGAAAGTAGCTAAACCTTTCAATCAAGGCTATAGAGGTTTCCTAGTAGGAAACTTAGTTAACCCCTATGTTCAAAACAGTAAGGATCATAGGGACTGGGAGTTTGGCTTTAACAAAGCCTACTTCAAAAACAAGGAGCAAGTACTTGACAAAGAGTCTCGAAGAAGAAGCTAAAAAGTTTGCTAAACAAAAACGTAAGCCTTCGACTGTCAAGGAGTTATCACCTAGATTATATTTAGCAGGTCAAGCTATGGGTGGTTTTATTGCAGCAGGTAGACAGACTTGGCGAATGGAAGAAATTAAAAAGGCATCGTTTGATTGGGCAGACTACATGTTAGATGATGATACATAAAAAAAGAGGGGGCGTTTAGCCCCCTTTTGTTTAATCAAACATCAAGTCTTCGTTGTTCATTAGGTAAAGCAAGAACTTTAACTTTGCCTCACCGTCCTCCCTATCTTTAAGATCCTCTATACGACCTTCATAACCAGTAAACTCTAAAGCTCTCTCTTTAAGTAGTTTTGATTTACTTAAAACTTTTGACTCTAGCTCTAATAATTTATCAGACTTTTTAGAACTTCCTCCCAAAAGACTTCTAGCCCTTGTTTTTACTTTTTGTTTTATATCTCTAAATTCTTTTTGTCTTTGTTTTAACGGCTTTTCTAAAATACCGTTTTCAATTGCTTTACTTGCCTCAAGATTAAATATCTCTTGCACAAAATCATCTAGTCTATTTTTTAACTCTGGCTCCCCTTGAAAATCCATAGCTTGCCAAGCTTTTAATCCAACAGAAGCTGCTAGTCTTTCAGATGGACTTGGACCTCTGTCTCCTCTAGCACCCCCTAATACTCTTCCTGCATCATAGTTAGCTTGACCTCTGGTTGCTATATTTCTTTCTGGCAGATTTGAAGTTTCTATACCAATCATATTTGGTACGTTCTCTACATATTTAAAAATGTTATTTAACTCTTTGTTTCCCTGTCTTCGATCAGGATTTCCAAAGTCTCCTGTGGCGTATGTAGCCACTGCATTAACTGGTTCTAAAAATCTTAAACCACCTGATGCTACTCTTGAAAAAGCACCAGATAAAAGTTCATAGCTTGCTACAAAAGAAGAATCAAGATCTCCATCTAAGATTACCTGACCATAATCTTTTAATGTTTCGTATGCCTCACCAGTTCCTCTAAATGTTTGTCCTATCAAAGTCTGAAATATCTCTTCTTTTAGGGGATCAGGTACTTGACCATCTAAGGATCTGTGAGCAAGAGCTTGAGCTATAATTCTAGTATAGTTTAGGGGAGCATCATAAGTGATGTCTCTTCTAGATCCATCAGGTAATGGTTGAAAGTTCCAAGATTGACCATTTCTAACACGTTCTTTTGCTGCTTCATACTCTGATGTAACTCCGTCATAAGAACCTGGCCCAAAGATTAAACCTATACCAACAACACCCTTACTAAATAAAAGTTGTCCTTCATCATCCAAAGGATTTTCTTTTTTGTAGACTTTACCAAGAACATGCTTTGCAGCATTAAATCCAGTATAGTCTCCAACCATAGCAGTGACTGTGTTAAAAAATCTACCAAATGGAATTAAGAAACCACCACCAGGGGAGTTAGAAAACCTTTCGATGTACTTAGCCACCTCTAAAAATGGTCCACTACCTTTTTCAGTAATCCAAGAATAAGAATAAGTTTCTTTCTTTGCTCTTTTAATTGCAGGTTCTTGAACCTCTTTTAAAAACTTAGGGCTAAACATTTCTACATAAGCATCTTCTCTAGCCATAAATTTATTAAAACTTACACCGTAGACTTTCATTATGTTTTGATCTAAAGAACTCATAAACGAAATCATTTTTGTAACTTCGTCTTGAAGCTTTACACCTGCAGCCGCTTGAATAGCACTAACTGTTTTTTCACTGGCTTGGTTTATCTTAGATTTTGGATCTAAGTTTAGTCTATTTAAAATATCTCTTGACTCTACACCACCAGATACTTCAGATAATAAATCCTCTGCTACTTCAGGTTTAAATTTTAAATAGTTTAAACCTTGATTTACCGTAGCATCAAAGTCAAGAACATTGTAACCACGTCTAACAGCTCCTAGTATAGAACCTTTTGCTTCTATGCCACGACCCTGTAACCCTAATACACCACCTAAAACAACATCTGATATATTATTTAGACCAGTTGTATAAGCCCAACCTTTAATGTTAAGTCCTGTAGTGCTTGGGTGAGAAGTTAATAGACGTTTCCATACAGACTGTATGTACTTAACCCTATCTTGAGGCGTAGCATTTGCGTCATCTACTTCTTTACTTGTTTTGTGAAGATCAAGTAAATCTTTTGCAGTAATATTATCTATATCTTTGTTTAATATATCTTGTGCAGCTTTTCTATTAAACATAGTTTTACCTGCAAATCTAGATCTATTTATAAACCAATCACCTAGTTCCTCTGGTGTTTTAATATTAAATATACCTGCCGTTTTTAAGTTTTTAGTTTTAAATTTAGTTTTAAAAGCTTTTGTGTAAGAATTTAAAGTATCCTCAGTTACAGTATTTTTTATAGCATCAGCTATAAAATTAGATACAGTATCATCTTTAGATCTAGGAACGTAAACAAAACCTGCCTCTGCCATACTATAGATAAAACCTTTTTGTGATAAACCTTTTTCAGGCTTACCAAATAAAAATATAGATTCAAATAAATCTTCTAAAGCACTTGGTGATCCATCAATATCAGCTTTGACTACTGCTTTAGCAGCATCTTCTCTAGCTACTGACCAAGGTAGATAAGTATCCATGTTATCTTCAAAGTCTTTAAAAGTTTTTCTTAAATCTTTGTTTACTTTTGGTTTATCAACCCTAGCAATAACTTCAGTCATTATTCTTTTTGGATCTTTTCCACTAAACTTAGAGGATACATCTGTATAGTTTTTAAAGTTTAATCCCTTAGACATAGCTTTAGTACCTGCCTTAGTAGTAGCTACGAGACCAGGTATTACTATCACACCTAACGCAGCACCTACAGATTGAGGTAAGCTTCTATGATCTTGTACACCACTACCAATTCTCAGACCTTGATATAACTGATCAGTACCTACAGCAATAGCTGCATCAGTAGACATACCTGCTATAACTGGCGGTAAATTTTTC